TTCACGTCATAGGCAGTAGACTTGCCGTCTCGGGGCCGTTTCCGGGGTGGCCAAGCAGGCAATAAAAAGGCTCGCCGAAGCGAGCGCTATCCGCTGACAGATGTCAGGGAATTCACTTGCGGCGCTTCATCTCCTTCTCGATGATGGTCGCATATTCTTTGTCCGCGCCGGTCTCGTAGTATTTGTCGATGTCCGTGCGCATCAGGGTTTCCAGCTCGGTCTTGCGAGCGGTGTGCTTGCTCTCGCTATCGGAGGATGTAAAAGCCACATCGCCGAACTTCTCGCGGCCCATGTCGGCGGCCCATGCGATGAACTCCGGCATGTCGCCGAGACGCTTGCCGTCGATGCGAGCCTCAGCCCATTTCGCGCCGACGCCAGGAATGCCCTCGATGAAGCGGCGAGCAATTGTGGTGTTGGCCTTGTATTCGCCGTGGGCCCAGTCCTTGCGGAGCGTGTCCTCAGCCTCTTCCGAAGCGAGCTTATCCTCTTCGGCCTGTTTGGCCTGTGCGGCCTCGGCCATTTCGATGTACCATTCAGACGCGATGTCCACGACATCAGGCCGGGCGCCCTTGGCGTGAGCGAACTCGGTGAAGCTTGACAGGATCGGCTTGTCGTCATCCGTCAGGCGCTTCTGTACCGATTCCGGCAGCTTGTAGCCGGTCGGGTCATCTGGGATGCCTTCGGCCTTGCGCCATTCGGCCATTGCCTTTTCGTCTTTGGGATCAGGCTTTGGAAGGCGCTGCTGCCCAGAACGGATAGCAACCTGTGCCTCACGCAGAGCCCGCGCAACACCCTTTGGTGAACCGTACCGGGAGATAGCCTTGGCGACATCATCGTCACCGCCAGCCATTTCCTCGCGCCAGTTGTCGCCCCATGGCGATTTAGCTTCGGTCTTTTCAGCCTCACCAGACGCCGCTTTGTCGACTGCGGTCGTTCCTGCGTCGGAAGTCTTCGCCGCCTCTGTGGTGGTCGCTGCGGTCGATTGCGTGGTTGTTTCGGCTGTAGTCTCGGTCGTCGCGGTATCGGCGGCCTTCTCGACCGCTGCTGCCTCAGTCATTCGGTGCCTCTTGCCTCTTGCCTCGTACTGGTTTCGGCGGCTTACCCTCAACTGCCTTGAGGGTTTCCGCGCGAAGCATTTTCACGATCTGGGCACCAACAAACCGCCTGCCCTCGGCAAAGGCCGTGGCGTGGCTGTCCTGCTTGCGATAGCTCAGGTCGTAGTAGTTGCTGGCCTGGTTTATGATCCAGTCCATAGCCGTCTGCTGCTGGCCTTCATTGGCTTTGCCGGCAATCACGGCGCGAACCGCCATGAGGATGTCTTTGTCGTAGGGCGCGGGAGCGTGGGCTTCCATCAGCCGAGCGGCCCCGTAAAGCCAGACTTCGATGCATCAAGCAGTTTAGGCCACGCGAGAAACAGTATGCCAACTATGGCAGCTCTCCGTTCGGGATCTTGCGTCAATCGATGCGCAATCGCCTCAGCCTGCGTTGCCATCGCCGTGGTCCATTCTCTGGGGACCAGATGCACCTCGTCAGAGGAGAACTTTGGAATTTCCATTTCCACCATAGTTGCCTCCTATAGGTGTTTCAGATCGTGCTTCAGAAGCTCCGTGATGCCGATCGCTGTTTCACAGTGACATGTCCGGCGTACGAGACGCACAGGCCGCCAGTTGAACAGCCAAGAGCACGAACACCGCCGCCAGAAGCTTCACGCTGCCTCATCCCCGATCAGGATGAAGCAGGCGATGTCGCCGCTCTTGTTCGGAGCCTTCCAGAGTTGACGCAGCAGTCCGTCAAGACTGCCGAGCGTTCCTGTGGCGCGGATATCCACCCTGCCCCAAAACATCACGCGGCCACCGCTGGCGGTTGGATCATGCCGGCCTGCTGAAGAGCCACGGAAGCATCGGCAACGCTCTTGCCCACATCCGCCCCACCCTTGAGCGCAGCCGCAGCCTGAGTGAGCCCGTCGATGGTGTTCTGTTGATCTGCCGCGTCCTGCTGCGTCTGTTCATCGTTGAACCAGTCAGCCGGCGCCTGAGTGCCGCGCACAGCGTCCTTGGTGGCCTTCTGCCAATCGACCAGGGTAGCAACCGTCTTGTCGATCTGCGAGGCCGCAGCGACCATCTGGAGCGATTCCTGGAAGGCCTGGACGTTCTGCCTGCCCTCTGCCGTGTTGAGCGGGCCTTCGAACGTGAACGTCACTTCCTTGTCGCTCAGCGCCTTGGGCATCGCGTCGATCTGGAACGCGTTGTTCCGCACTGCCATCTGGAATGCCACATCCAGCAGCGGCAGATGATATTCGCTCTCGATCGGCCCGGTGAACGGCAGGATTGCCCGGCGGTATTCCTCTAGCCTTGCCTGTGTTTCGAATGCCGTCTTCTGCTGCGGCGGCAGCATGATCTTGTTGAGCAGAAAGGCTTCCGCAATGAGGTTGCGAACGTCCTGCTTCATCTCCATGCCGAAGCTCAGGCCGCTCGACGGTTGTTCGATGAAGATGGAATCCTGAAGCTTCTGGTCCGCTTCCATGTCCACGTATGTGAGACCACCAGCGTAGCGGTTCACCGCGTCGCGGAAGATTTCGCCCTTACCGAACATCGGCGGATCAACGGCCTTCTCGCCCTGTTCCAGAAGGATGCGAGCGAGCGACTGAAGCATGCGAACATCAGGGAGTGAGTTGATCGCGGCCGGGCTGAATCCTTGCGGGAAGCTCGATACCGTCCTCCACCTCGGGATGATGTAGTTGAAGACCGGGAGCGGTCCCTCGCCCAACACCTCCTGATGCTCGCAGTCGATGTAGAGCGAGCAGAACGGGTTGTCCTTGTACTGGCGCCGCTTGGTCTTGTCGTCCGCGTAAATCTCTTCGAACGGCAGGACGATGTGCCTGACCTTGAATTCCTTCGACGGGTCTTTCTCGGCCGCGTCCTTAATGTCCTGATGCAGGGGAGCCTTGGGCCAGCGCTTCACGATGTTGCGCGCCGTCATCGGCATGTGGCGCTGATTGTGGTCGATCTTGCCGACTTGGTTCAGCATCCATGCGCATTCCTTTGGATGCCATGTCCGAAACAGGAAGTGCGTGCGATCAGGGCTTTCCTCTACTGACAGGACAGGATTGCCGAACGCCACCCAGTCATGATCCGCTTCATTGGTCGAGCGCACAAAGTTGGCGCGGCGATCATAGACCAGCCGGCGAAAATGGTTCGTTGCATACTCAAGCCAGCGTGCGTTGGCCGGGTCTTCGTCGACCTCATCGAGGCCAGTCTTGACCGCAAACCATTCACCTTGACGCAGCAGCGCCCCAATGGTGTTGCCGAGCGTTTCCCGCGCCTGTACCTGATACGAATCCATCAGATCCATTGAGAAGTCATCGCCCAGCGTGAAGGACTGGGTGAAGTCCGCGCGCATGGGATAGATGTACTCGGCAACCTCCTGATTCAGCGAATCCCATTGAGCCTTTTTCGCGAAGAGCTTATCGCCAATGCTCACTAGCTCTTTCGCACGTGTATCCATAAACCGACCTACCCGAAATTGAGGCGGGCGAACTCGCCAGCGGTTTGTTTGGCTACGGCATCGTAGGCCCGCGCCGCTTCTTCGGCGGTGTCAAAGCGGCCAATGCGATAGATGCGGCTCTCATTGACTAACTGCGCACGATAGCGGCCAGTCTTCTTGCAGAAGGACACGCCCTTGTAGCCAGTCTTGTTGTTGCTTTGCGCCGACCGATTGGCCTGATTTTCGGCCATGGTGCAGAGCCTCAGATTAGCTCTGGTGTTGTTCAGCTTGTCACCGTCGATATGATCGACATACGTTCCCTTAGGAGCGCCAATGAGGAAGCGATGCATGAAGATTGCCGTCCCGCTTGGCCTCTTGTCTGATTCAATCGCTGTCCTTGCATATCCGTGGACAGTCACGCTCCAGTTGCGATGCTCAACCAGCCAAACATCGGTCGCATCGATCACGGCTTCCTTGCCTTTGCCGAGCGGCACATACGCAAGATTGCCCTCAATTCGGGGCTCTCTGACTTTGCGGGCAATGCGGACTGGTGATATAGGTTCCTGAGCCATTTCGACCTCCTAACAGGTTGGCGTGGTTAGAGCCGAGGCGGTGTTACCAGCACCAAATCGGCTCGCTTTTTATAGCAGATTCAGCCGGTTAACTCAGCCGGCCTGCCCGAGCAGTGAGTTGGAATAGCTCGTCGTGCCGGCATTGCCGCCGTTCTGCCGAGACAGCATTGTCGATGCCCTGCCAGAGCGCGCTGCGACCTGCTGGCGCTGACGAAGATCAGCCGCTTTGGCCGCTGCATCATCCGGCACAGGCATGGGAGTTGGTGCTTCAGGCTTTGGTGCCTTACCGCCGAAAAGTGCGCCCATGTCAGGCTCTCCGTTTCTTCATGTTGGAATATCCGACGTTCACCACAGGTGTGCGCCGGCCGATGCCGTTTGCATCCTGTCTTGCTTGCCGAATAATCGCCGGGAACAGTTCGGTTATGGCCCAGACCATCCAATCAACGCGGTTGGGCGACTTGGACCCGGTGTACCCGGCCGTTGTCATGGCCGTCATTTCGTCTTCGAGGTCTTGGAACCTACCGACTAGGAAGACCTTCCGCTGCTCAAACAGCGCTGCGACGGGCTCAGCTCGAATGTGTTTCCCGCGACTTGCCGTAACTTCCTTGTAGGGAACGCCAGGCTTTGCGGTCTGAATGACGTGGCGCACCATCGCGCCGCCGAAATTGGCCTCTCCGACAATGCAATCAGCGTCGTGCCGATCGTAGGCGCTTGTGGCCACAGTTCCCCATTCCTTGGGACTGCCGCGCATCGTTAAGTCTTCAAGGATATAGGCGTTGCCATCCACCCCGAGTGCTGCAACACCAATCCCGATTTCGTCCGCCGCCGTATCTTCGATGTCATCCGCGCCGGAAGGATCTACAGACACGATGATGCGCGTGAAGCTTGGCAGTTTGCTGCCATCAATGATGCGCTGCTGATCAAGTAGCTCTGGCGTCCACAGCGCCGCCTCACCGGCGTCACCCCATTCTCCGAGATAGAAGCGGCGCCGCTGCCTATCGGGGAGATTGTCCAGGCTTTCGAGATAGGCCGGGTCAAGATTTTCCCGGTTGTCCTCCGGGTTCATCTGCATGGTTGCGTAATCGTCCGGCTTAGCTAGTGGCCGGCGGGAATCTGGATCTTTCTTCTCTGCGAAGAGGCGGTAAAGCCAGTGCGTTTTGGGTGGCGGATTGGCGTCGTAATATGCCTTCTGCCGCAACACTCCGCCAGTTGTCTGGGCAAGGCGCGTGATAGCGATGCCGTGCGATCCCCATGGAATCTGTGAACTTTCATTGAAGTACACTGTGGCGTACTCGTTACCGAGCACCTTTTCCACTCGCTCCTTGTCGTCCAGGCCGCCGAACCAGATTTCCGATCCATTCGGAAGTTGCAGGAAGCCATCCTGCTTGTTGGGCGTTGATTTCTCCCGGATGCCGGGGAAACACTCGTCCAGCACATAGTTGAGCGTGCCAGTCGGGCCGGTGATCGATTTCAGCGAGTTTGCCCGGAACCTGAAGATGGCGTGCCTGCTTTTGGGCGCTGCCAGCGCTCTGGCCAGCAATGCTTCAATCAGGATAACCGTCTTGCCAGATCGCGACCCGCCTCTCAGTAGGATGTGCCGGGCATCAGAGCCGAGCAATTGAAGGGCCGCCTCCTGCTTCCTGGTGTGCTTGAACGGCACTACAGGACGCCCTTTAGCAGCCCATCGAAATGGATATGGATGTCGCCCGGTGCGTTGTCCTGCTTGTCTCGCCACTCACCAGGCCGACGATTCTTCAGCCAGAAGATTGCTGCCGTAGTGTCTGGCGCGACATGCTCACGAACAGGGGCGCGGATGACATCGCCCTGATGCTGGAATATCTTCTCGCTTTCGAACGTGTAGCCGACCGCCTTATGGTAGAGGCTGCTCACTACGCGCTCGTCTGCTTTCTCCTTGCCGGCGTTTAGGGCCTGACAAAATTCCTCATGAGCATGCTTCCAGCGATAAACCGTGCGCACATCTACGCCGAAGAAGTCGGCCACCTCGATATCTGTAGCCCCGAGTGAGGCAAGCTTTTCTGCCTGCCCCACATAGGCCGGGTCAAAGTCGGTAGGCCTTCCTGCGGTCAAAGCTTGCCTCCAAGCTGTCCCGTTACGCGTTCTGGAGCGTGGACGAGATGACGCGCGTGCCGTTCGGCAGATAGAGGCCGAGGAACGCTGCTTCCGTGCCTGTATCCGTCCAGGTGAGCGCGATGACACCCGAAGTGGTCGAGATGGCCTTGAACACCTTCTTGGCGATGATGGTCAGAAGCTTCCCCGAGGCGCCGATTGCAATGCCGGTCGAACCACCGGTGGCAACGAAGTCGGTGCCGCCAGAGTTGAGCAGCATCACGATATCGACGGTTTCGGCGTAGTCGATTGCGTTGCCGTGAACGTCCTTCAGCGTGATGGTGATCGCGCGTTGATCCGCGCCGGGTGTGCCTTCAGCGGAAACGGTGATCGACGCATCGACGCACTTGGGTGTGATGTCGAGAATGGTAGTCGGAGTCTGCGATGCGACCTGGCCATAGGCGCCGAGGCCGATGCGCTTGCCCATGATGGATTTGAAGAGGGAACGGGGCTGAGTGGTCATTGTCGATTGTCCTTTGCTGTGACCATGAAAAAGCCCGCACGAAGCGGGCGGCTAACACTGCTCTAAGGCAGGATCTTCAGGATTTCAGATCGCCAGGAACGACGGCCCATTCGATCGTTGAGCCATTCGCCGTGATGTTGAGCCGGATAGTGGACATGGCCGGCTCATCCCAGACATTGGCATAGTCTGCCGTGATGCCGGTGGCGACTTTGATCCAGGCGCCGGAAGGCATCTTCTTTTCGATGTCCACCGAGCCCGTAGAGGCGAAGTCAATGTCGATGTTGAATTTGTAGTTCGGGCCGACAGCTGTCTGCGCGCCGGTTCCGCTTGCGGTTCCTGTGGCCATGTCTGGCTCCTACGTCGTCATTGCCTGCATTTGCGCAGCCGTGAATGTCAGATTGGCGCCCATGGCGAAGCGTTCGGTCCAGCCGCAGAGCGGCAGCGTCGCAGCGCCATTGTTCGAAAGCACGAAGTGGGTTGCGGAAGGCGAAAGAGAACCGCCTGTGCGTGTATAGACGGTGCCGCCGTTGACGCAGAGCGCCATGTTCCCGGCACCGTCAAGCCAAGCGACTACTTTGTTTGTGTTCTCGCCCGTACGCCATTCGCCGCCGGTCGAGTTGAGGTTGACATTGGCGGCAAAGGTGACGTTATTCCCAGCGATGAGCTGGCAGTTCGTTACGCCGTCCGAAACCCACAGACCACCAGCATTAGGAACGTAGTTATACCCCTGCCAATAAACCGCGTAGGCCCCCTTGATGATCGGGGACAACGGACCGGCGTCGGTGTTGAGCGCCCATGGCGTCTCGTGGAAAAGCGAACCGAAGGCGCTGCTAGTGATCGTAACATAATGGTTGTAGCTAATGTCGAGCCCACCAACCTGGCCATGCGCGTTGGCGAAATCGACATCAATCACGTCGCCTGAAGTCGCGATGTTGATGGCGAATGTTGGGTTGGTAACAAGCGCCGCCGAGATAAACGGCTTGTAGGTCGATGTGAGCGACGAGGTGATATCGGTAATGGCGACACCATCAATTGAGATTGTCACCTGCCCGGAGCCAGAAACGCGCTTGACCAGCGGCTCGAACACGCGCTGCGATGAGGCCACGGTAACCGCCTGCGTAGCCGACGCATTGGCACCGATTGCCGTCAGCCTTGAAGCAGCGTTCGCGGTCCCCTCAGCACCGGGAGCTGTCTTCGACACGGACATGGACGCGTTCTTAGACCAAGCAGCGTTCGTAAGATCACGGTTCCACTGGCCGACCATGCCCGTATTGGCAAATGACGGCGTGCCCTTGTTCGAGCGCCGCATGCCGGCCGCTGCCGTTGATACTAACGAGCCGTCCGCCTGCGGGATGAAAGCTGCCTGCGACACGCCACTGTCGCGAAAGAACCGGCCATCGTTGTTGTTGTTGCCGTAGGGCTGAATGCCGCCCTTGGCTGTACCCGCAACGAAGTTGATGTCGTAGGGGAAGTCGGCAATCGTGCCGGTTAACCCAAAGGGCCCGGTCGTGGGCCCGTACAGCGGACTCCTGAGCGGCGAACGGATTGGCGAGCGGACGATCGTCACTTAGACTTGTTCCGTAGCTTGTTGAGGATCGCGCCAGCCACGCGCTTACCGGCCTCAGGCGAGCCGTACTTCTTTCCGGCTTTCTCCGCGATTTTGGAGAAATTTTTCCCTTTGACCCCCAGATCGCGACCTTTGGCTGCTGCCTTGGGACTATATGTTTTCCGCTTCGGCATTGGCCCTCTCCAGATAGGAGATCATCGATTGCAGGATCGGTATGGAGTCGTCAGCTAGACCAAGGGCGGCGTTGCATTTGTAGCAGAGCCATCCCCTGTGCTTTCCGGTGCTGTGGTCGTGATCAAAGTGGATCTTCTTCGCCCTTGCCCCGCAAATCTCACAATGCCGCTGCGGCTGTTCGTAGGTGCCATATTTCTTCCACCGCGAATAACAGGCGGAACAATATCCCCTGACTATAGCTGGCGCTC